TCATTATATACTCCCTATGATTAATTAATTAACAGGGATAAAAGGGTAAGTACTCTGATGTAAGAGTATGGATTAGTATAAGTACTATGCGTGTGTATGTATGTATGATGTGAGGACTAGGTGGGGTGGTGAGTAAGCTTACTGGTGTGTGGGGTATGCGTAGCATAGGGCACGCCAGCTAAGCTAGGGTGGGTGAGATGTACCGGGCGAGGCACGAGCACATCTAACTCAACCCATATAGTCAATTCAACGTAGAACCAACCCCCAACCGTAATTTAACGGGGGGTGGGTCTATCTCATCTTACACACATACACTCTAGATATATTTTTTTAATTGAAACTCTCCTATATTCAGCTATGCCAAAGAAGCTAACATATGATATTTTCAACGGAGATACTGGATCGTGGGAAGAGAGACGTGTAAATGAAGACGAGTATCTTGAAGAGATGAGTAAACTAGACGTAGAGAAGGAGATCTTAGACGCAGAGCTTGATGTAATAAATACTATTATAGAACAATATTTAAATGACCCAGACACTTGGGAGAGTAGGGATTAACACTAAGTAATATATACAAGTAAGTATATATTACTTCTAGTACTAGAAGGTAAGTAGGGATGGATACTTTAAGAAGAAAAGTAAACAATAGAAATCAGGTATATAAAATATACACGATTGAAGAGGCAGATAAATTAAATATAACGTATCTGCATTGGAAAGAGGCAAACATAGGGGATTATGCTCTTTCCGATGATGGATATGTAGGAAAGTGTATTGGTAGAAAGACATATACCGATAAAAAAGGTAGAGTAAAGACCTTTATTAGACTTTCCTACGGTGCAAACTGGGCGGGTAATACCAATAGGATACAATATCTTGTGAACAGGTCCCATGGTGTCTATACACAAGCCAATCCTACGGGATGGGCAGAACGTGAAGCAAAGAAAACCCGGACTAAGAACCTTGTAAATGCTTATGTAGGACAACTAACTTCTACTAAGCAAGTCGATTATAAGCAATTAGGGTACATATACCGCCCAGATCAACAGAATCCTGCTGCAACAGTTCGCAGGGTACTAAAACAGGAGGTAATAAAGAAGATGGTAGAGAAGAAACTAAGAGAAGTTCTATCTGAAAAGGGGATAAATAGTTCATCAGTACTAGATACGATGCTTGAAGGATTACATATTGCTCGCAATAAACAGGATGTAACCAATATGATTAAGATATCGGATGCTTTTATGGAACTATTAGAGATGAAGCCTAATAAAAAGATAACAACCGATACGCTGCAGCTAGATGTTGCTAGTAATATTGGGGACCTGATAGCGAATGAAGAGAAATCATTAACAATGTCACGCAAGGTAGAAGAAGATGAACCAGCCCAATGACATAAAAGAAAAACTTAAAAGCAATCTTGTGCTGTTTGGAAAGGTCACAATGCCTAATATGTTCTCTGTGCCTTCGCCAGACTTCCATTATAAAATAGCAGAATCGCTATTAAATAGGAATCATTCTCAGATAAATATTGTAGCCCCTCGTGGTCATGCCAAATCCTCCATAGTAGGTGGTGTATTTCCTCTTTACCATCTAATGTTTCACGGGGGGCAGAAACTTATAGTGCTGGTATCCAGAACACAAGACCATGCTATTAAATTATTAGGTACAATTAAGGATACCCTTGATTTTTCCTCTAATTTTAGGTCATTATTCGGATATTGGGGACAACATTCAGCTAGACAATGGTCTAAATCAGAGATTGAGCTGAAAGATGGTTCAATGATTATCTGTAAAGGTACAGGACAGCAGTTAAGAGGTATTAAAAAAGGCAATCAAAGACCTACGATGATAATAGTAGACGACCCAGAGGATGAAAATAACACTAAGACAGCAGAAGCAATGGAAGTAAACCTCAGATGGCTACTGCAGTCTGCCGTTCCATCCCTAGACCCTAAGTGCGGCAGGATAGTTATTATTGGTACACCTCAACATCAAAGATGTTTGGTCGAAACTTTGAAGGAGATGAAAGGATGGGAGAATCTTTATTTTGCACCAGACTTGGATAAAAAGATATCTCTATGGGAAGAATGGCATCCTATTGAAAAACTTCAGAAAAAGAAAGAAGAATTAGAATCTATTAACAGAGTATCTGTATTCTACAGAGAATATCTATGTAAGATCATTGGAGATGAGGACCAACTGTTTAAAGAATCATATTTTCAATATTATGCAGGAACGCTACATCATAATGATGATGATGAAGCATATTTGAAGATAACAAAAAGAAATGGCAAGGATGTAGAGGAAACCGTGCCAGTAAATGTGTTTATGGGGGTTGATCCCGCATCGTCTACCAAAAGTACTGCTGATTATTCAACAATAGTCGCAGTTGCTATTGATAACGACAACAATCGATTCCTCTTACCTTACTATCGTAAACGTGCAACCCCCATGAACCTAGCAGACCACATTATTGAGTACTTTAAAATATATAAGCCAGTAAAAGTACGAATTGAGTCTGTTGGTTATCAGGAGATGCTGCGAGAGTACGTAAAACAAAGATGTGATGAGGAAAATCTCTTTATATCGGGATTAGAGATACGAGAAAACCCTAGAAATAGCAAATCATCTAGATTAGAAACGCTTGAACCTTATTTTGCACAGAAAAAAGTTTATATCCAAGAAGATATGCTTGAGATAAAGGATGAGATGCTATTATATCCCAGAGCAAAGCATGATGACCTCCTCGATGGAATGTATTATGCTATGAAGAAAATATATGCTCCATTTCATAAAATAGGACAGGAAGAAGAGACGAAAACGAAGCATTTTACAAAATCTGGACAATTTGACTGGATGACAGCTTAAACTTTACTTAAATTTTAAAGAATAATTATATATATGATAGGACCACATGCCACAAAAACATCCTGAGACTCAATATACTCATGATCTATTTAGCGACTATAGCTCTGCTCGTAAGAGGTGGTCTAGACAAGCTGTAGAAGATTCAGAGTTTCGCTCTGGTAAACAATGGAAAAAAGAACAAGTAAACGCTCTGCGTGCACGAGCACAGGAGCCTTTAGTTGTTAATGTAATACATCCAGCAGTAGAGCAAGCAAAAGCAATGCTTACATCTAATGCACCTAAGTTTCAATCAACAGGAAGGGATACTTCTGATACAAAAGTAGGTAGAATATTCTCCGATTTAATGTCTTGGGTATGGGATATCTCAGTAGGCAATGCAGAATTAAAACGCTGCATAGATGATTATTACGTTAAAGGCATGGGAGTAATGATGTCCTATATTAAGCCTGATGCTGATTTCGGCAGAGGTGAAGTAATGGTTAAGTCTATTGACCCTCTATCTGTATACATTGACCCCGATGCAGAAGATCCATTCTGCAGGGATGCTTCTAACATTGTTGTAGCAAAGCGTATGACAGAGAAAGAATTAATTGAGATGTATCCTGAATTTGAAGAAGCAATCAGGAGTTCTCAGGAAACAAGTCACATAAGTGATTATGATGAGAATAGATTTGGACTATTTGATGAGGAAGTTGTACCACAATCTAGGAAACAAGCATTATTAAATACAGACGATGAGAGAGAGTTAGAAGTATTTGAAAGATATACAAAGGTAAAAACTCCTTATTATAAAATATTTGACCCTTTTCAAAATAGAGAGGTTATCTTAAATGACCCTCAGTATGCTGAGTATCGTGAAGAACCTGCAGTTATAGTAACTACTGCTGATGACCAGCAGATACTTACAGAGTCTCAAGCAGTAAATCAACAGATGCAGATAGCAGAACAGGTTGGTAAAGTATATCATTTAATGCTTGACCCTCAAACTGGTCAGCCTACTCCTATGGCTGGGGAGGAGCATCTCGATTCAGTACCGAATAGTACTGTAAACATAGACATTATTGACAAAGGAATCCTTATTGATAGCGATAAAATAATGGTTACTAAAGTAATGAATACAAATATTAAACAATGTATCTCAGTTGGAGATGAATATCTCTATTCTATTGTACTTCCAATAGAGGATTATCCAATTGTTCCATTTATGAATGGTCATAATCGTAATCCATATCCTACAAGTGATGTAAGGCTTGTAAGGGGACTGCAAGAATACATTAACAAGATTCGTTCTCTCATCGTTGCTCACGCCAGCTCTTCCACGAACGTCAAGTTGCTTATCCCTCGTGGCTCAATGAACAAAAAACAACTTGAGGAAGAGTGGGCAAAAGCTGGTACGGCTGTAATAGAATTCGATCCTGAATTGGGTCAGCCTATTGTAGCCGGACCAGTACCCTTACCTAATGAGCTTTATAAGAATGAAGCAGATGCAAAGCAGGATATTGAAAGAATATTAGGTATCTATACGTTTATGCAGGGTGATGTAGGTGGAGCACCTCAGACGTTCAAAGGAACTATAGCAATGGATGAGTTTGGACAAAGAAGAATTAACTCAAAGAAAGATGATATTGAAGCATCTTTAAATCAACTAGCGAGATCTGTCGTTGGTTTAATTCAGTTTGTATATCAGAGTGAAAAGACAGTAAGACTGATACAGCCGAATAACAAACCATCAGAAGTAAGAATAAACCAGAATATCTATGATGATGTATCTGGGCAGCTAATTGAAAAGATAAACGATATCACGGTAGGCAAATACGATATAATTGTTGTGTCTGGCTCTACCTTACCATCTAATAGATGGGCTAGATTTGAGTATTACATGGAACTCTATAAATCAGGATTAATCGATCAAACAGAAGTTTTAAAACAAACTGATGTTGCTGATATGGAAGGAGTTTTGGAGAGAGCTGGGCAGATGCAACAATTGCAAGGTCAGGTTCAGCAGCAAACTGAACAGATCAAGAAGCTTGAAGGTGACCTCCAGACTGCCCAACGTGAATCAATCCACGACCGTAAAAGAGTTGAAGTTAAAGAGTTCGAGAAAAAATTGGCAAAGGCTGAGGCAAAAGCCGAGATGGCTACACAGCTATACAAGGAAAGAGCCTCAGATGAGCTTAAGAAACTTCGTGAAGAAGTGAAAAAAGCTACCAATACTAAAGTAGGTCTATCATAATAGCGGTTGCTGAAAACAAATCGCAAAGGAGAATAAAATGGCTGAAGTAGCACAAGAAGCAAAAATACAAGTTGATGCTGACCCGTTCGGTTACGGAGTAGAGGATGCACAGGTTCCTGTTGAAGGAGCAGCTATCCCGGCAGGTGATGACGCAACAAACACTCAAATGTTTGATGTGGACACAACCGGACCATCAATCAACGAAACGCCTGTAGGAGAACAACAGGCTGAGAGTGTGGAGAGTTCTCAAGAACAATCATCTGCAAAAGCAGACCCGAGTAGGTTTGAATACTGGCAAAGTCAGGCAGACAAGGTAAAGGGCGAACTGTCCGCAACCCAGCAGGAGCTATCTTACTATCGTGAGCAAGCTATGCAGGGTGCACAGCAATCTCCCTCCAATGGACAACCTGTTGAGCAAGCTCAAGAGGCTTCATTGAAGTCACCCGTCAAACCGGAGAAACCAGTTAACTACAACGAGGTTGATGCGTACAATGACCCCGAAAGTGCGTCTTTTAAGTTCAGATTGCAAAAGGAACAATACCAAGATGATTATATCTCTTTTATTGAAGAAAGGGAGCAGACTCGTGAAACTGAATATGCTAGAAAGTACCAGCAAGCTATGCTGGAGCAGGAAGCAAATTCACTACGCAATAATGCATATAATCATGCGGTCAGTAATTATGGTTGGGACCAGTCCCGTGCAAATGATTTTGTACAATGGGCTAGTAATCCTGCGAATGTTACTGTTGATCACTTAGCAAAGCTGTTCCAAATGAAGGATGCACCTAATGCTCAAATCCAACAGCGTAAAGACCAAGTCGTCAGAGAAAGGGAGATAGCTGCCATGCCAAGAACTGCAGCAGTAGAGACTGGCAAGACAGAGCCTCCAATGACTGATGAAGATGTGTTTAACGCTGGCTTAATGGCTTTGAAGCGATAAAATAAAGGACAATAAAAATGGCAGCAACAGAAAAGCTCCTAAAAGGTTCTGGTGTCCTCTTTACGGATAGACGGGATTTTTACGTAAGCCCACAAGTTGTAAAAGAACTGTGGACAGACGTTGCCCCCTTCACTACCGTAATTTCAAATAAAGAGAGCCGGAAAGTACCCGACCCAATTTTTAAGATGTTTGAACATCGTAATCCTTGGGTTAAACAGTTATTCCTATGTAATGGGGATACAGATAATCTTGATTCAGATACAACTACCAACACAACTGTAACAGTTGATGGTGCTAGTAATTGTAGTATTGATGATAGTTTAATAGGTCACATTTGTGAAGTATGGACCGATGGTTATGGAACTAAAAAAGGTATTATCAGAGTTGACTCAGTAACAAGTAGTACTGTAGTCGTTGTTAATACTTTATGGACTTCCTCCGGAAGTGATATTGCATTAGCAGATGATGACATATTCTTAGTAATTGGTAATGCACAGGGTGAGGGTACAACCTCTCCAGAAGCATGGTCTGATGAACTGGAAGTAGTTTGGAATTCTACTCAGATTTTCAAAACACCTCTCCAGATCACAGGATCACTTCTTGCTGCATCACTACGTGGTGAATCATCAGAGTTGGCACGTTTACGTGCTCAGAAAAACCAAGAACACAAAATGCAAAAAGAGAAAGCTTTCTTATTCGGTAAGAGAGTTGGTGGAACAAATCTAGCTGATGCTAGAGATGGTGCATCAGACGAATCTTTTGCTGATGGTGGCGTTCTTGATTCTGATGGTAATCTTGTAAGAACAACCTATGGTGCTGTAAGTGCTATAGAAACTTACGGAAGTAGTACTAGTACAGATGATCATGAGAATATCTTTACTATATCAGAAGCAAGCTACAATTATAGTAGTTTTGTTGATGACATGGAAAAGGTCTTCCAATATGTTCCTGAAGCTGGCGTTAAGCGAGCTTTTGTTGGTGCTGGTGCACTAGGATATTGGTCCAAGATTGCTGGAACTACAGGTATGGCAGGTAACTCTGGCTGGACAGTTAACATGAGTGATATGAAAAGGGATTCTCTCGGATTTAATTATAAAATCCTTGAAACGCCTCACGGTATACTCCAGTTAATTCCAGCTCCCGCTTTGCGTGGTCCTTATAATAAGTATATGCTTGTTGTAAGTGAGGAGAACTTATTCCATGCTCAATATCGTTCACCAATGTATCAGACTAACATTAAGACCGATAATGCCTTTGATGGTGTTAAAGATCAGTATATGTCTGATGAAGGTGTTGGAATGCAGTTAATTGAGAGTCATCACTTGTTTAAAGTCACAGACTAAGGAGGCATATTATGGCTAGACCTTATCTAGGTGGTTCAAGTGGTGGTATCAAATCGTTAGCTTCTACTCAGTCGCTTACTATGGCTGATAGTGGTAAAGTCTTTATATGCTCTCAAGCGGGTGCATATGACATTACTCTACCAGCAGTAGGCAATGCTAAAGGATGGGAAGGTGTTTTTATTCTTGGTACGGCTGGAAGTAGTGATTTTGATATTATCGGTGGAACTACGGACAAAATGTATGGCGTAGAATGCGGTGATACAAATGTCGTAATTGACGCAGCAGACAAAGTTACATTTGTAGCTAGCAATGCTGTGGTTGGTGAAAGAGCAGATATTTTCTGTGATGGAACTAACTATTACGTAACAATGTATGCTGTCGCTGATAACGCAGCTGCAAGTTCAGGCTAATAGGTAACACTAA